CCATTCTTTGTCCGGTAAATCCCAAACGCTTTCCGGCTTATTTCCGTTCATCGCCACTAAAGCTCCCGTGAGCGTTGCGTTATCAGAACTGACCATGATTTCAGTTCCGTCTTTCAGTTCCCTCAGATAAAACACAAATGGGAGAGAACCTTTCCCCATGCGGAACCTTGTCCGAACCTCAATGCTCTCATTCGGACAGTCCTGTTTGATGGTGCAAGACCGTTCACAGACTGTCTTGATAAGCTGATAGCTTTCGCTGGTAGTCATGGGTAATGAAAACTGATAGTACGCCATTATCAACCAACCTTTCTCGACCGGTCATACCATGTAGACCGACTAATGCCGAGTTCCCGGCAGCAGTCCGCTACGGTGATAAGACCGTCTTTTTGTTTTTGAGCGAGTTTTTCAAACTGCTCGTTGTCAATTTCTTTTAATTTGCGACCTTCCCGCCAGTCAGGGTCATGTTCACGCTTCATGGCCTTACCCATGCTGGTTCTTTCAACGATCATATCTCGCTCGTACTCGGCAAACGCAAGCATGACTGTCACCATAACTTTTCCCATTGGCGTATTGTCCGCAACGCCCATGTTGAGAATGTTGACCTTGATACCTCGTTCCACCAAGTCACGAACCAACATGGCTCCTTCGGGAGCAGTACGGGCAAAGCGGTCGAGCTTGCACACCACCAATTCGTCACCGGGTTCCAGCTTGGAGAGAACTTCGTTAAACTTTGGCCTGTCGATCTTCGTGCCAGTGTAGGTATCCAGTAGGATATGCTCTTGGTCAATACCCTGCGCCAGCAGCCTTTCAAGCTGATCTTCAAGCGACATACCATAGAGCCGTTGTCCTTTAGAACTAACTCGACCATATCCCCATCTCATAACTCTTTCTCCCCGTCCAAAACATATCCGTCATCACCGTCAAGAGGTTCAATGACGATTTGAGCGTCCAAAGACTCCAACCAGCGAATGAGTGTGCCAACTTGCATGGTCATTCCACTATTACGGGAAAGAGGACGAGCGACACTCCCTTGATTGGTATAGCCTATTTTATTGGCTAAGTCATCTTGGGTCAATCCCTGCTTCGTAGACAGCAGATAGACAATTTCTTTTACTGTCATGTCGTTCTCCTTTCCATAATAGCTTACGAGCTATTGAGTTATATAACTTTCTCTTAGTACGCGCATATATAGAGAGTTTATGCACTCTAATAGCTTACAAGCTATAATCTACCTTGCGAGCCTTAAAAGCAGTGTACCATTTCTCGTATTTCTTGATTTCCTTGCTGAGAAGGGTGAAGTTGCCGTTACAGATAACATCGAGTTTACTCTTGTACTCACCGAGAGGGAGTTCAGCTCTCTGTTTCCACAATTCTCTAAGCTGTGCGTCTTGGGCAAGCTGTTCCAGAGCTTTCTTAGATTTTAAGTCAACGGCGGCTTCTCTGAGAAATGTCGGGTTCTCGCTCTGACGCTTCACAAGAAGGTCGATAAGCTCCTGATCGGGAAGTACGGAATAGAAACCGGTACGAGCAACTGACTCAGCCATGTCGTAAAGTGCTTCCATAACCATATCGGCTTTCGGTTGCTTACTCCAACGACAAATCTCCATAACGCCCTTGAAATTATAAACGGTAGTGTCATAGCTTTTTCCATCAGTGCAAATCAAATTGATTTGGACTGATTTATCCGAAAACCGCTCTTTGTGACGATTGTGGATATTCGCTATGGACTGCCGGGGGTCAGCGTAACCAAGAACCGAACCGATTTCATCACGGGTGAACCATGCTTCTTTCTTGCCGTAATACCCATTAACGAGGGCATCATTGATGGTACGGGTTTCAATCAGCTTTAATGTGTCATTCAACTTCAAAACCTCCTTCCGATAGACGGGTTTTTCTGGGAACTGCCACAATTTTGTAATCAAGCATTTTGAGCATTTCGTTGAACTTCTTAACGGTCATGTTGTTAGTCTTTTTGGGGTTGAGTCTGTCCCAAAGGGCAGCTTGTGTCAAATTGAGTTTAGCTGCCATTTCAGCGTTGCTTACCCCTTGTGCTTGCATGAGATTGTTTACAATTTCTTTGGAAGTCATAATTATCACCTCTGAGAAAATGATAGCATTAAAGTTTTAACTTGTCAAGATATTTCTTGAAATTGACCTTTTTATTTTTTACGGGTATTTTTAAGCTCACCCCGCCCTCGCTGCCGCTGGCATATCCCCCGCCCCCGTCACCCATTCACGCCGCCCCAATCAGGCCGGAAAAGCACAAAAAAAAACAACCGCCCCGGAATAGCACCGGGGCGGCGTTTCATTTATTCAATTTCAATATTTCAATCAGGATTTGAACCGGCAGCAGAAGAATTAACAATACAATATACACGCTTCCGCCGCCTTTATATTTCCATTCTTGCAAATTCCTTCATCTCTGCGGCGAGGTCTTCCGGGCTATTTGCCCATCTGCTGACCCATTCCGGGAAATGGTGAGAAAGATAGCTTTCGAGGTTGTCGAGGTTGTCCGGCTTGGTGGCTATGAGCTTTATAGCCCCTACAAAATCCGCTGCCGCTTTCGTTACTCTCTCAGGCGTATAAAGCACTTTGCAGGACTTTTCACCGGAATAAATAAATTCCCGATCTTTCCCGGCGTGTTCGCAGCGACTCACACAATTTTTGCAATTATCACGTTTAACCATGATGCAATCCCCCTTAAAACAAAATAAACAGATTAGAGCAACGCCCAATAATAGCGTATAATTGCCTGGTTTCGGTATCTTCGACCAATCCGCCATTGATACCATAAACACCCGTAGAATAGCCCACTTTTTCGAGCCTGCGCAGCGTGTAAATATACTCGCTCGGCTTATTGGTGTAATCTTCCGCCACTCCGAGCCGCACAAGCTCCCGCAGCTCTTTTAATTTGTACTTTCTCATGCTTTCAGCTCTCCCTTCTGTAATTCTCTGTAAATCAGGCTTGTTAAAAGCTGTTCGGCCTGCTGTTCGGTGTACCGGGTTTTTTCCTGCTCTGTTTCTTCGAGGATTGCGCCGAGGTCATCAACCGCCGAACGATTGTAAAAATACAAGGTATCGAGGACAGACGGCAGACCGGCGCACCAGTCAGCAAAAGCGGCGGATTCACTTCCGTGATAATAGCGGACATCTTGCAGACACCAGTATTTTTCACTTCTGAATGTGTCGAGGATAAAAGCGGCGATTTCGGGGAACTTCTGCGGCGGGTTGTCCGTGTACCCTTCCGGGTTGAACCCGTCCACGATATAAGCCCGGATATTTTCGGCGGCTTTCTTGCTATTGGTTCTCAGCATTGTTAAAACTCCTTTCAATTTCAAGTTTTAACTTGATGATTGGAGTATATCAAGTTTTAACTTGAATGTCAATAGGATTTCTAAAAATAATTCAAGTTTTTTCTTGACGCTTCTCGCCGTCCGAAAACTCAAAAGAAAATGTACTATACATATAAAAGGCGAAAAACGCCGCCCCGATCAGGCCGGAACCCCGGCAGCGCCCACGCCGCCCCGGTGGAACCCGCCGCCGATCAGCCGGGGAAAGGAAAAGCCGCCGACCCCGTGGGGAGATCGGCAGCTCTGTCAAAGTCGCAAAGTCGCTCGGCATAGTCGTAAGCCATAGTCGCAAAAGTCGTGAAAGTCGCTCAGTCTTCCGGGTCATAGTCGCTGGACGCACCCACCACATCTTCGAGATACTTTTTCTCCAAGTCCTCGGCGGGAACCTGATCTCCGAGCTGCTGGTTGGGTGTCAACACGACCTCCTGCTTGTCCGCATAGCCGAAATGGTTCTTCATGAGAAAGATCGCCGTGACAGGGTTGACCTTTCCGTTCTGTGCGTAATCTTCCATTTGTGCGTTCAAAAATTGATACGCTTTTTTTATAAGGTCACGGCTTGCAGGGGGTAAATAGTCGCTGTCGATACCATTAGCCCATGCCCACAATGTTTTCCTGTGTACTCCAAAAGCCAATGCCATTCCTGCCACACTCGGCTTCATATCGTCCTCAGCACAGATTTCAAAATACTGACCAATGCGCTCCTTAACCTGTGCGGGTTCCTTCATGTCGGGTGTCTCCCAATCCCACATTCTCAGCGAGTGGGTAATATATTTCCGATTTTCACCCGGCTCCATGTGAACGCTCATAGCGTCACTTTTGTCAGGCCGCTTATTGCCACCAGTACCCTTCGGTCTGCCACGGCCACGCTTTTCTACAATTCCATCTGCCATAGTCGTTTTCTCCTTTCAAAGTCGCCAAGGTGATAAAGGTGAGTAATCGGGTGCATTTCCCTATAACTATTTCTATATACGCGCGTATAAGAGAGAGTTATAGACATTTATGCCCGATTACTCACCTAACTCACCTAAAATACGAAAAACAATTTTTCAAAACACGCCAATTTGAAAAAAGTCTTTGCAAAAACACTCACCTTTATCACCTTTATCACCTAACTACCAGTTAGCGTTGATAACCACCTTGTTCTCGTGCATAAGTGCCGTTGCTACAACGCTCTCCACTCCATCCCAGTTGTAGACTTCTTTCTTCACGGCGTAGTCTGCAAGCTGCTTTGCCTGCTCGTTGTCAAGAACCATGTCCAAGCAGTTCCAATCTTTTTCTTCGGTACGCTTGCCGTAAGGAACACAGTACCCGATATTTTCCAAGAACTCATACCACGCACGACCGCCGCTGTCGGTGCTGGCAACATCTACCGTATTGATGACCTCACCACAATGAGGGCAACGGACATCTTTGCGTTCCATGACCGTAATATCAAGACCCATTTTCCAACACCTCCTGAGCCATCTTCACCAGCTCGACTAAATCATAGAACCGCCGAGGGTCTAACCCGCTCTGCCGCTTCACCTTGTCCAAGTGATAGAGAACGGTATTTCTGTGTGCGAAAATAGCACGGGCAACATCGGTGACATTCATGTTGTGATTTGCCATCGCTATGACAATGTGAGCGTCTTCCTTATTCACGGTCGATCTCCTTTCGCAGCTCGTCATAGAGTTCCGAAAAGCGGCGGTTCCAGTGGCGCAGTCGCCAGAGGAATAGACAGCCTACAACAATCCATTCAACGGCGGCGATAGTTGTCAGAATGTCACTCATGCTCTATGCTCCTTTCTCGCAAAGCGGTTGAGCAACACGCTCACGGTGAGCTGACCAATCCTGTTCACATAAGGGCAGTTGAAGCGGTCAGGGTGCGGAACACTGTTGCCGAGGTCGATGACCAGATCACGGGTGTTGTAGGAAATGTCCTTCGTGATAGTCGGTGTGGCGTAAATCACCACATCACGGTTCATTGTGGCCTGCAAGAGACTCTTGGTTTTGGAGTGCGCCACCGTCACCGTTGCGTTACCGAGGGTGAGGTACTTTGCCAAGTTCTGAACGGCATGACCCCGGCCTACAATGGTAATGTCCTTAGCATGAACCAAGTCCAATGCCAGCAGGAGCGCCAAAGTCGCCTGAGACACCGATGACATTCCCTGTGAGTAGGAGTGGTCAATGTCAACCTCGGCGGTGAGCTTAATGTCAGACGGGACGGTTTCTCTGTCTACCACCACGGCCTTGTACGGAGGGCAGGGGTATTGAGTGAGGTCACAGTCAATACCCAACAGGTCAGCCTTGCGCTTGACCGATTTCAGAAATACGCTCTCGTAGGAACCCAGCAACAGCAGTCTACCGGTAGGGTGAAAGCGGGTGGTTTCCTCGTCCAAGGTGGCAGAAAGCGTTTTGATTTGCTCCATTACATCATTCATAGTGCTTCTCCTTTCTTTCAAAGTCATGGAGGGAGATCATCTTCTCACGGGTGAGTTTGTCAACCACTCGACCGATCTCGGAGTAGCCGCAGACCGCCGCCAGCCGTTCAAGGTTGCCCTTGGTCTGTGCCGTGACTACGATGGAAATACGGCGTAGGTTCTTTTTCTCAGTCTTCATCACTTTCCTCCGTGAACACGGTTCCCTCGAACCCTTCCGCTCGACCGAGAAGTCTCCACAGACCTTCTTCCTGTTCTCCGCAACAGGGACAGGATTTTGCGGCGATTTTTCCGAGTTTTTGAGGAAAGTTCTCGTCTTCCTCGACATACAGAAGGTGTTCGCACTTACGACACATGAAGACGGTGAACATTTCGTTACCGCATACACACTTTTTACTCATGTTTATCCTCCATTCGGTCACAATCGTCAGAGATTGCACAGTCTTCACAGCCCTTATAATAGAAGCAGTCCCGGCAACATGAAATAACAGGCATACACCGCTCAGCGTATTCTTCACAGTTGGCAATAGGGCAAGTGCCATCAACGCAGGCAACGCCCACATAATCGGGGCAGTATTCAGTCTTCATCGCTGTACCCTTCCGTCAAAGCTCTTGCGAGATCGTCAATCATCTGGTGCATAAGCCTGTCAGCTACGCTGTACTCGTCCTGACACCAGAATGAGAATTTCAGGTGTAGCAGCTCATGTACCAGCGTCTTTTCAAAATCAAACGGCACAATGCGGTCGCCGTAGCAGGCAGGGTTGATGATTTCAATACGAGCGGTCTTAATTGCTTCTGACCACTCGGTACAGCCTGTGGTATTACGCACCATCATTTCTTCCGGGTGAAGGTGGGTCAACAGCTTTATTCGCCACTCCTGCAAGCAGAGTTTTCGCTTCCACTTTTCCAGCAGGGCGAGTTCTTCATTGGTGGCAATCATACTGTCACCTCCTGTTCACGAGGGAGTTTTACGGTGTTACCATCTTTCAGATCGTCAGTGCTGAGTTGATAGGACACCAACTGCATACCGTGAGCCGTGACCTCTACACCATTGAAGAACCCTGCAATAATGCCATCGGGAATATCAAGAGTAATTTTCATCACGGACGCTCCTTTACAATGCGGATTTTTCTTAACCGCTTGCCGCACCGCTTACAGACTTCATAATTGCTCTGCCAGCGGTGAGAACCATTACGGCACTTGACCTGAATATGAACATACGGGTCTGCTGTGTGGATACCGAAGCGGCAGAGGATAGAATTGCATGAACGGTTCATTAGGACGCTCCTTTCAGTCTGAGGTTCTTGTAGACGGGGTAGCCCTGATACACAACCTTGCCGCCGTGCCACTCAGGGTGCGTTTCCATGTCAGCGTTGAACCGCTTTGCGGAACAGGCAAAGTACCCGTTGGACTTGCACCAAATCTTGTAAGCGTCAAACAGAGACTTCGAGCGGGTGTTGACTCCCTCGGCCTGCTCACAGCGTTCTTCGAGGAACTGCAAGCACAGATCGTTGTCACGCTCGTACTGGTTGACTACCTTCCGCATGGCGGGGGACATTTTCAGACCGAACCGCTTGTACTTGAAGTATCCGGCGACCAGCCAAGCGAAAATGCCCTGCATAGCTTCCTGTGTCTGGAACTCATTTTTCAGGTTCTTGTCCTGCTCCGCTTCGGTGAAGTGGCGGTTAAACTCAATGACCCGTACACGGTCGGAAGCGAACAGGGACTTATCGCTGACGGTGGGAAGATCGTTACAGGAAAGCCAAAGGGTGAACTGCGGCAGGAAGGTCGTGGCAGTCTCATAGAGGTTCCGAGCCTTGATTTCCTCGCCGCCTGTGAGCTGCTTGATCGTTTCTTCGTCCAGCTTGCCATACTGGTTGCTCTCTGCCATTGTGACGAACCGCTTGCCTTTCAGGGAAGCCAGCATGGGGTTCGCTGCTTCGGCGTTCTTCGAGCGCTCCGCCTTGCAGATGATCGACACGGGGGACACGGACGCATAGTCACCGAGAAGGTGGTGAATTGCCGAGAGCATGGTGGACTTACCGTTGCGAGTGGTCTTGCCGTGGAGAATGAACATACATTCCTCGTTCGCCATACCCAGCATGGAGTACCCCAGCGCCTTTTGAAGATAATCAGCCTTGTCTTCGTCATTACAAGTGACTTCCGCAACAAACTTCTCCCAGCGGCGGCACCGTGCGTCCTGCAAGGTGTAGTTGAAATTGGTCTGCATGGTCAGGAAGTCACGCCAGTCATGTTCCCGGAACTCCATCTTTTCGAGGTCGAAAGTTCCGTTCTTGCAGTTGATAAGGTAGGGGTTTGCGTCAAACTCCGCCGAAGCGATAGGAAGCACACTGGCAGCGTCCTTCATCAGTCGGTCACGGAAGCGCCGGTCGCCCATCTTCACAATGAACTTCATGTACTCGGTGCGGCGTTCTTCATTGGCGATCTCACCGC